TGGTGACTCCACTGTTTATTTCGAAATCAAAAATTTCGGCTACAACAAGTGGCTCAATCGCCCAATTAAAAATCATCGGAGTTTCCAGAGATCCTGATCATTCTGATACTAGCGCTGAGGGCTTTGCTCTTAGAGTTATGATCAATGAACATATCTTAGGAAACAACGTGGCAGGTATATAAGGAGGTTATAAACTATGGCTATATCACGTAATCAACTAGTTAAAGAACTAGAGCCGGGTTTGAACGCCTTGTTCGGCCTGGAATATAAACAGTATGAGCAGGAACACACTGCAATATATACTACAGAGTCATCTGACAGAGCTTTTGAAGAAGAAGTAATGTTATCAGGTTTTGCTCAAGCATCAGTTAAACCAGAAGGTTCAGCTGTTAAGTTTGATCAAGCTCAAGAGACTTTCACAGCAAGATACACTAACGAGACAGTTGCTCTCGCTTTTGCTATCACTGAGGAAGCTATTGAAGACAACTTGTATGACAGACTTGCTTCTAGATACACAAAAGCTTTAGCAAGATCTATGGCTCAAACAAAACAAGTTAAAGCAGCGGCACCATTAAACAATGGTCTACCTGGAGGAACATTCAATTCAGGTGACGGTGTAACGCTATTTAACACAGCGCACCCAACTGTTGCTGGAACTTTCAGTAACACATTGGCAGTAGCGGCAGACTTAAACGAAACTTCATTAGAGCAAGCAATGATTGACATTGCAGCGCTAACTGATGAAAGAGGTTTAAAAATTGCTGCGAAAGCGACTAGCATGGTAATACCATCTGCACTACAATTTACTGCTGACAGATTAATGAATTCTGCTGGTAGAGTTGGAACTGCTGATAACGATATCAATGCAATCAGAAACATGGGAATGATTCCTGGAGGATATTCAGTGAACCACTTCTTAACTGATACTGATGCGTTCTATCTAATCACAGACGTGCCAAATGGTATGAAACATTTCGAAAGAGCTCCATTAACTACAAAAATGGAAGGTGACTTCGATACTGGTAACGTAAGATACAAAGCTAGAGAAAGATACGTATTTGGCGTATCTGACCCTAGAGGTATTTTTGCATCACCAGGTGCGTAATCAATAATTTTGAGGCGGGACACAATCCCGCCTCATTGTTTAAATAGAAAGAAAAAATGCACCCTAAACAATTCAGAGTCCAAATATCCGCATACCATTATCACGCTGATTTCAACATTAAGAGCATCGATGGTCCTATAGACATTGAAAATGCAATAGTTGACAGATTGGGAAAAGGTGATATAAAATGGGAGTATCTTGGAGAAATGTTTGATCCCAAGGTAAATAGAATAACCTATGAGGAGGTTATCGATGGAGGAGATGATGCAACATCTACAAGACCTTTACACGAAGAAAAGAGGTCTGGATCTAGAATGGGAGCAGGAGCATCTCAAGGAGGGTAGGTATACCCTTAATATGGTTAAGATTGACAGAAAAGTCAGAGAAGTGCTTACCCATATAAGAGCAGCAGAAGCTAAAAAAGCTCACTTGGAAAATAAAGTTGAGGATGCAGCTCCACAAGTTTCAGTAGCTACTTAATAAAAAGCTACATCGTTGGAAAAATCCAATCCACATGGCAGGCCCTCTTGCGCTCTACTTAAAACTGTTGTATAAAAATCATACTATACAAATTATTAATATTTCACATAGACGCGTATAGTCGACGGCCAAGAGACTGTGTGATCTAAACTTGGAGGATATAATTATGGCAAGAACTAACTTTTCGGGACCAATCAACGTTGGCCGAATACAAAACACTACAGGAACGTCTATAAATGAAAACGTAAGAAACGTTGCATTTGTTGAGTGTCATGCTTCGTTCCCTGTAAATCACAGTAACTTTACTGTAACAACTGATGCTGACAAATTAGCTGTGACTGGTTCTAATGGAGCTAGCACAACTTCTGTTACATTAGTAGATGCTACTCAAAACGTACCAGGGATAACTTCTGATGGTGGTTTCGAAGCTGCATCTGTAATCACTTTAACATCTGCTGGTAATGACTCTGCAAGAACTGCAACAATTACTGGAACAGATGTTTTAGACAATGCACAAACTGAAGATTTAACAATGGCAAATGCTGATGTTGCAACTTCAACTAAAACTTTCAAAACTGTAACTTCTATAGCTATTGATGGTTCTGGTACTGCAGGTACTTTATCAGTTGGTGTAATTGAAACTGGATTAATTTCAGTTGTCTGCAGATCGTTATTTAACGAATACCCGCTAGGTCAATCATCAACTTCATCTAGCAAAAACTTAGCAAACAATATTGTAATTCCTAAATTTTCTAGAATTAACGATATTAGATTTGTAGTTAACGAAGCTTTCGATACAGCTGGCTTTGACATGCAAATCGGTGCTAACGTTGCACAAGCGGCAGGAGCTACTCTAAACAGTTTAGATCTTGACTACTTTGCAGGTGATGCTGATAACGATGTAAAAGCTGTTGCTTCACATCACATTCCAACTGGAATGGACCAAACAGTTGCTCAGATGAAAAATTGTTTAAATGTTTCAGATGACGATGCTGCTGGTTTTGAGATGGACAAAGCAGTTGTTATTTCTGCTAAGACTGATGATGCATTAACAGCCGGAGAAGGTGTGTTAAACATTTATTGGACTCAGCAAGTTAACGACACTAACTAATATAATTAGAGTGCCCCTTCGGGGGCACCTTTAATAAGGAGAACAATAATGGCAGCAAAAACTGACATACAGGCTACTAGATCTGATGCCGCTGCAGGCGCAACAGCTATTATAGAGCCACCAGTAAGATTAAGAGGAATTATTATTGCCTCTGATGGAACAGGTGCAGGCCTTTTAGAGCTATCGACTACTTCAAACTCAGGAACAACTTTGTTTCTTGCCGACGTTCCAAGTGGAGATGTAATTAATTTTAATTTTCCTGAAGATGGAATTTTATTTCCAAAAGGAATTTTTTGTAAAACTAAAACTAAAGTTACAGCTTATACTTTACTTACAGATAAATTTTCTGGTCCAAATTTAACAGCTGGATAGGAGGTTTAAGTGGCTAACGTTACTTCGGGTTCTTACATTTTTGGAAAGACCCTTCCAGTTGAAGAGATTATTGAGGAGGCATACGAAAGAATTGGTATGCAGGGAGTTTCTGGCTATCAACTAAAAACAGCTAGAAGATCTTTAAATATTCTTTTTTCTGAATGGGGTAACAGAGGTCTACACTATTGGGAAGTTAAAAATCAAAGTATTAAAATGGTGGATGGACAAGCAGAATATATTTTGTTTAGAGCACCAAGTGATGGCACAAGCGCAGGTATCACAACAACTTTATCTGCAGGTATAAATGCAACAGTCACAACTATTGGTTTAGCTTCTGTCGCTAATCTTGCTTCATCAGGAATTGTAAAAATAAATGATGAAGAGATAACTTATTCAGCAATATCTTCTTCAAACTTAACTGGATGTGTTAGAGGTGTTAATGGTACAACTGCAGCTACCCATACTTCTGGTGATAGTGTTTTACAATTTGCTCCTGGTGTTAATGATGTATTAGAAGCTAGTTATCGAAATAATGAAAATGTTGATGCTCCACTTACAAAAATTAGTAGATCACAATATCAAGCTTTTTCAAACAAGACAGATAAAGGAACACCAAGTCAATATTTTGTACAAAGATTTATAGATAGAGTTACTATAACTTTATATTTAACTCCAGGTAGCACACAGGCTCAAACTGGATATTGTATAAATTTTTATTACACACAAAGAATACAAGATGTTGGTGCTTATACTAACGCTACAGATGTACCATTTAGATTTGTGCCTTGTATGAGTTCAGGTTTAGCTTATTATCTAGCAATTAAATATGCTCCACAAAGAGTGCAAGAATTAAAATTATTATATGAAGATGAATTAGCTAGAGCTCTTGCAGAAGATGGATCTCCAGTTAGCACATTTATTAGTCCAAAAGTATATTATCCGGAGGTAGGTTAGTGGGAAATTTTGCATCTGGAAAATATGCATACATGATTTCAGACCGATCTGGTCTAAGATTTCCATATACTGAAATGGTTCAAGAATGGAATGGTTCTTGGGTTCATATATCTGAGTTTGAACCAAAACAGCCTCAGTTACAACCAAGACCTACTAGTGCTGATCCACAAGCTTTAAAACACCCAAAACCAA